TGTCAGCCAGGTCTCAGCACTCATCAGTTCCTTGATCCTGTCTTCAGACAGATTGGAGACCTTCTTGTAGGCCTCAATGCTAGACTGATTGATCTTGTCATTGTTTTCCGCTGCCTTCCGCATTTCCTCAGAATTAGCATATCCAAGATAGCTCATACAGTTGTGGATCATCATCACAGCAATGGATCCCATGGTCCGGACATCACCTGCACAGAAGATGATGGTGGCTGCACTGCAGGCAAAACCATCACAGAATGTGTGCACTGATGCCGAATGACGTTTAAGAGCGGAATAGATGGCCAGTGCTTCTGCCACTTCTCCACCATAGGAATTGATGTATACATTGATGGTGTCTACATCTAATCCATTGATCTCCTGGATGATCCCTCTGGCAGATACTTCCACTTCCGCATCAACCCACTTATTAATGATCTCTGCTGTGCTGCTGATCTCACCATAGATGTTGATCTCTGCAGTCCGGTCATTAGTTGTGATCTGATAAAACTTCTGCCTTCTCACCGTCATTCACCTCCTTTCTCAGTTGATGTCAGAAATCTCTCGATCTCCTCAAAGTTTTTAGTGATAAAGTGCTTTCTGGACCAGGGAGTGTTAAGTGGTGCATCACCTAACATTTCTCTGACCTCATCAATACACTTGACACCCGATGAAATGAGATTGGACACATCAGCAGCCACATCAAATGCATCTCTGTGCATGATCCTGCTGGTGTCCACCTGGTAATAATTGCCGGCCATGTAGTTATCCGGACCGGCTTCCTTATTGAGAGCTTCAGTGATCATGTCTGCATAAGGATCAGCACCAAAGGTGAGGAAGGATCCTATGATGTCAGCCATGTTCGTGATGTTTCCGGTCATCATGCTCTCCGGAATATGGAAGGCACCTGCTACGGAAGAAAACAGCTCTTTTTTCAGTGCTACGAAATCTGCAGCAGATCCGCTCTTTCCGGATCCGTATGTAGGATCCGCTTCCAGTTTGTATCCGTCAAACTCAGGATAGACAGCATTGTCAGACTCCATGTATGTCTTCAGCTGCTTCTTGATGAAGTTTTCAAACTCCTCATTGAATTCATTATCACCGGCCTTCACACCGTCAATGTGGAGCTTGTACTTCTGACCATTGGACTGCTTCAGTGCTTTGGCAGCAGATGACAGGATCTTGCCATACTCTGTGTACATGCCATCTATGAGCTGTCTTACATTGATGTTATCCAACCGGAAGAGATAGCTGTCATTCTGCGTGAATCTCTTTTCAAAAGTAAAATTACCCACAGCCACCATCTCATAGATGTCACCCAGGATAGGTCTCTCATAAGCTCTGGTGTAGGAATCAGCACAGTACAAATATCCACCGGCCTCTACCACCAGTGCTTCACCGTTTCTGATCACCCTGTTGATCACCTTGTGCCAGAAGACTGATGATGTCTCATTCCTGTTTGGAGAGACATTCAGCAGATAGTAGTCACGATTCTTGACCGGCACTCCCTTCTGGAAGACTCTCATCTCAGATCTGCTGATAGCATTGCTGATCAGGGATGATGCAGTATAGATGGCCAGCTCCTTGTAGTACAGCTCTGCAGGAATGTCTATCACCACAGATGATGCATCCGGTCCATATTTCTCTTTGACAGGGAATAATTTCTCCAGGAAGTCACTAATCCATGCCACTTGATCACCTCCTCTCAGAATGCGATGACATTAACCTTAGTTATCTTTGGCCGTTCTTTTATAGCAGATTCAGCCACCATACTGGCCACCAGTGCCATGAATGGATCTGTTTTTCTGCTTTTTCCTTCAATTTTGGCATAAACAAAGGAGCCTTTATCGGCTCCCACATCTCTGCCATATCTGATTGTCTTGGTGTTATTGGTGGACCACCGGAGCATTGGATTGTCACCCCAGTGGAAGTAACGATTGAGGAAGCAGTGATCTATCACCGGCACAACCTTGATGATGTCAGTCTGCTTCACCAGCATGAGATTCTTCTGCTCTTTACTGATGCCTACCTTGGACAGTGCATCAGACAGCAGTGAGTACCTGTATGAATCAATGGCCACCATGCTGATGTTGTACTTCCTTCCCATCTCCTGGATGTAGTCAGCCACAATAGATGGATGGATCTCCACATCATCCACCATCTCCAGGAGGCCGGTCCGTATCCATTCCTTCCAGGGACATTTCAGTCTCGGAATGTCCCTGCTGTCTCTGCAGATCCATGCCTTATTGATGTCATACCGCTGATCACCATTCTTGAAATGGAAGTTGACTGCCATCCAGTCTGTAGTCTTGGAGTAATCAATCCCCACACTGCAATTCCATCCTTTGAGATCCGGGATCTCCTGATTAGTGGCTGCTATGGAGTCCCAGTCAGCCACTGCAGTCTCTTTGGAAGACTCCGGAAGATTCATCCGCTTGCTCATGAAGGCAGGCAGCCTGTCCGGATTCTTCTTCCACTCTCTATACTCCTTCCGGATCTCCAGGAGCAGATTAGGGAGGTACGGAAGAGATGGATTGGATTTAGTCCAGTTGGCCTCATCGTCCACCTCTTCCTTGGCATCAAGTTTGCAAATAAATGGTAATAGTCCGTTATCATCGGATCCGGACCTCAGGATGTCTTCCGCTTCATTCAGCAGGTCATCCAGCGGACCTTCTCTGACTTCACCATTGGTGGTGTAGTAGCTCCTCCTGGGATGCTTCTTCTTACCAAGGCCAGTGGTGAATACATTGATGTTGTCATAGTTCTGGTACTGGTGGATCTCATTGAAGATCACTATTCCGGATCTGAGACCGTCTTTCCCTTTCGGACTGTTGGTCCTTCCTTTGATCACGGATCTGGTCTTTGTGCAGATGATCCGCTCTTTGGTCCAGTGGTAGAACTTCTTGATCTTCTTTATGACAGCAGGCTCCTCAAAAAATCCTATCAGGTCCTGTGCCGGCCTGACTGCCTGCTCCTCATTATTAGCACAGATGTCCACATCATACTCTCTGATCCCATTGTATGGAGATGTCAGGCACATGGCCTCAGTGGCAATAGTGCCATCCTTGCCGGCTCCTCTGCCTAACATACAGAACAGATCCGGCCATCTCACCTGTCCGGATCCTCTCCAGTAGGTGCAGTCATGCAGTGCTATGGCAAACTTTTGCCAGGGAAACAATTCAAAAGGGAGGTATGTCTTGCAGATCTTCATGTAGTTGTGCAGCTGATCCAGGTCAATGTAGATGTCCTGAGTCTCAAAGCACCGCTGCACATGCTCCACCAGCAGATGCTGCTCCTCACAACACTGGTAGGTGCCATTCTCCACAATGTCTATCCATTCCCTTACTTCCGGAGGGAGATCACATCTCTTCATCTTCCGCACCAAGACCAGCATCAGGCTTTATGCCTAACATGTCCAGGAGCTTGATCATCTGCTGGTTAGTCTTCAGGAGCAGATCAGCTGAATCATTCTTCTTTGTGACCAGCTGTCCGGTTGATCCAATACTGGTGACACTGATGCCACGGTCTGCAATGTCTGCCTTGCACAGCTCCTTGGTGATGTACATACTCATGTAATCCTCCACCATATTGAGGAAGTGTGGCACATCATTGCCGGACCTCTCCAGCTGATCAACAAGGGATGTCCTTATGGATCTGTATTCTTTTGTCCTTTTGATCCTATCAACATCACTCATCATAAAAAAAATCCCATGTGAAATGGCTCCGGAGATGAATTGTCTAGACCCCCTCCCCGTTGTCAACCTCCCCAGAAAAATAGGGGTATAGGGGATCCGGGGGTATCATTCACCATCTTTCCTCATTCACAAATCCTTCTGACAGTCTTCTCTGTTTTTGTTTCTCCGGATGCAGCTTATTATGGCATGCTTTGCACACCGGGATCAGATTCTCTTCCATCTGTCCTGTCTCATAGTTCTTGTACCACCTGCTCAGTGCAAGCTCAGGATGATCTCTCACATGACAGACATGATGGACTGTACTCAGCAATCTCCCACCATCATCATACCTGGTGATCACTCCATGCTTCCTGCACTCAGCACATTCATAGTGGTGCTCCTTCAGTATGGATCTCTTCAGCTTGATCCACTCCTTACTCTTATAGAACTTCCACAGCTCACCCTTGCTGATCAGCTCCCTGATCCACTGCTCAGTATTACTCATGCCCTCCACCCATACAAAAAGACCAGGTGACATCTGCCTCCTGGTCTTTCCACCATACTAACGTACTACAAACCTATGTAAGATTACTACATGATTTCATATTGAATTGATCTCAGCAAATCTTTTCAGTGCCTCACCATGCATGGACCTGATGTGCTCATAAGTGTATGGCAGTCCGTTGCTCTTCCTCATGACACATGCTATCTCTTCCAGCCTCAGATAATGCATCCGCTCATCCTTTCCCCTCTGGCCTACATACTTCAGATACAGCAGCTCTACATACTTGGCCTCTCCTACTGCATGGATCTGGTCAATGATATGGTCCCTCATGTCTACATACTGATCTATCAGTTTGTCTATCTCTATCTCCAGGTCCACATATCTGTCCACTGTCCTGCTCATCTTGTCTCCGGATCCGGAAGTCTGCACCTTGTCCCTGCTCAGTGCCGGTGAGCTGTTGCATGCTGCCATTGCCTTCAGGTGATCCTTCTCCTCAATCTTCTGTCTGATCTTCAGATCCAGGAGCCTGATCTGATTCAAATACTCCTTAGCTGTCATCTGCTTACTCCTTAATACCAAAGTATGGGAAGACCTGCTCTCTCATCATGGAGGCACAGATCTCTGCATG